AACCCTCCTGTCTGTTCAGATAAATCTTGCATCATTTTGTTTAAATAGTTTGTAACTTCGTTTTGAGATTTTTCTAATTGAGCTCTTTTAGCTGCTATTTCAGTTTGCGCCAGTCCAGAGTCTTCAATACCAGTTGCGTCTTTTAAGGCAGCTCTGTTATCCGCTAATTTTTTTCTAAGTTGGGCCAACATCGCCATGTTGTAATTTATCAAGCCTCGCTCTCTACCTTGTTTACCAGCAATAGTTTCACCTATTCCCTGCATCCTACCTGGTATGGCTCTACCTAAAAATTGTTGGGATACAGCTGCTCTTGCGCCTAAATCTTTAATTTGTCCAGCTTTAAAAGCTTTAGCTATATCTTTTTCATTTGCTAATCGTCCTAATTTTTCATCTAACTTTACGACATCATTCATATCGTAGCCTTTACTAACTACGTAAGCATCTCTAATATTTTCAGTTGGTGCTTTTTTACCAAAAAAAGCTGCAAAACCTGTACCTATTGCCTCACCTATACCTTGTCCAAGAAAGCCGTACAAAAATTCATTTTCCATCAAATCTTGTACTTCTTGTGCTGATTGTAATTGTATGCCTTGTTGTACTTCAAATGCCTCTTCGGCACCTTTACCAGTAGCTGTTCCTAAACCTGCTGCAACCATACGTGATAGACGATCATTTCTTAACAGTAGTTTTAACGCCTTGACTGCTCTTACGTGTGGAGAAAGAGCTGCAACAGCACCAAATATAGGGCCTGCAATACCAGCTAAGTCTGTAAAATCGCCTGAAGAAAAACCTCTTTCGTCTATGACAACATTTTGATCAGTAAAATCATCTTCACTATATAAACCTTGTTCAGCTAATTTTTTTTGACCATCAGGTGTTAGAGCTAAATCTCCTTTAGTGTTATATATAAATCCCTTTGCGCCTGCATAATTCTTTAGTATATTCTCTTTCTCAAGTTCTTTACCTGCCTGATCTCGTCCTTCTGCTATGCCTAATAGAGTACGTAGTTTTTTATTTTTTAAACCCTTTTCGTAATCAAAATAGAACTGATCAAAAGCAGGTGACGCTTCTCGTTTTGCTATTTCAGCTTTTAATATTTTTAAAGCATCCTCTTGATTGGCAGCCTGAATGGGAACTGTAAGATCATCTGTTAGTCGAAAGTTATAAGTGGGCATGTTATTGGAGTAAATTTAAAGTTCTTAAATCTATCTCGGTGACTTCATTCAAAGTGAGTCCCGATCCTTGCGATGGGTCAGCGTTTATTATTTTTTGAATGGTATTGTAATAAGGTAAAATTGCCTTAGTGCCAAACCCTTTGTACGCAGGATTTTGTACTAGATCAAGAGAGGTATTTATTTTTCTTTGTTTTTCTTTATTACTATTTATTAAACCGTCTCTGGCTCCTTTCAATTTTTTCAATATCTGATCGGCAGGTGTATATAAATCTAATGTACCAAATATTTTATCAACAATTTGTCTATCCAAATCTGATATAGTTCTTCCAGATTCTTGTAGTATTTCTCTTATACTTCTTTGTTTAACTTGTTCGATAGCTTGTTGTATTTTTGTGGAGTCTGATGTTTCTCCACCTAATAAGGTGATACCGAATCCACCAGTGAAAGCGTCAATAGCGTCTCCCATACGCGCTAAAGCTCCCGCACCTCCAGATACAGCTATGCCTCTTTCGTCAGCTGCCTCAAAAAGTTCTATCAAATCATTCATCAAAGCAATTGAAGCTTCCCCACCCTCATATTCTTTAATAGTAGTATTGATTGTATCAACACGCTTGTTAAGTCTTTCTACGTCAGATGTGTCTAAACCACCTTGATCTTCTGATTTTGCAATTTCTTTAAGTATTTCAGCATCTCTTTCCGCTTTTGAAATTTGTTCTTGATATTTTTCTTCAGCAGCCGCAGCAGCACCTAAAGTTACACCCCCAGCAAATTCACCAGTACTGGCCAAACCTTTACCTATATTCCTTACAAATCTAATAAAATCAGGGCTACGGGTAAATTCAGCAAATCGAGACTCTTTAGTTTTTTCAATCTTTGGCGGGTCTTGGCCTGGTGGTGTTTCACCAGTTGTTTCACCAGTTGTTTCATCAGTTGTTTCATCAGTTGTTTCATCAGGCGGTGTTTCTTCGTCGCCATCACTTTCTAGAAGTGCTTCATCAGCTAAGGAATCTGGTGTTTCTAAATTTTCTTCCTCATCCTTTCGTTGTTCTGCGATTATTTCTGTATCAGTTTTTGTACTAGTTTCCTCTACTTCTTCTAAATCTGATGCTATTTGATCAGGATTGATACCTGCTGTTATTAAAGTTAAACGATCGATTTCTTCTTTTGTTAATCCACCTCTCTCAAAATAACCTGGTGATTCACTGAATCTGTCGCCTTCAAAAAAATCTTGTATTTCATCCGCTTTTTCTTGACCTAAAAAGAAATCCAAACCTCCAGCCACTCTTTCGCCACCTTCCATCAGGGCATCTCTACCTTTTCTTACTAATTGGTAAAAAGAACTACCTATATCTTCTGGTGCAAAAAAACCACCTCTTCTCTCGGACGCACTTGGTTCGTAGGGATAACCACTAAATAATCTATTTAAACCTGGTTCGTCTCTTGCTATAAATTCTTCAAGTGCCTTTTCAACATTTGCACCTCGTTCTATATCTGGTGAATTAAATATCCTATAAAGTCTCGTATCAACAGCAGAACCTTCTCGTATATTTTTAATACCTTGAGTGAAATCTATAATCCTACCGTCACTCAACCTTATTTCGTTTGGCTCTAATTTTGCATCTACTACCTGCGGTAAATCTTCATCTGTATCTTCAAGGTCAAAACCAGACATATCGGGAAGAACTAAATTAGGTTGCAAAGCTTGTTCTTCAAGTTGAATATCATCTGTAATTGAATCTTGCGCAATAGCTTGCAGGTCATTTGTAAAATCTGGCAATATTTGACTAGGTAGTGTCTTATCAGGAGTGAAAAAACCCCCAGTAACAGGAGGGATTATATTCTGTAAAGTATTGGCTTGCGTGCTTATGGTGTCAATATCAGGATCTTGGTTGATAATCGTTAAAGGTCCACCCACCTCTATAGCTATTCTTTCGATTGTAGCCAACCCTAAATCTTTTGGGAATGGCACACCCATACTCACGTAATCAGATTGTAATTTTTCTAATATTTGTACTGGCGCTAAACCACTTCTAGATAGATTTGCTATTTCTGTAGTTACATCTATAAGAGGTTGATTGACCACATCTCCAGCAGCGAACATTCTTCTATTTAATATGTTCATACGTTTGGAAAATATCCCTGATTTGGTCCAGCTAAAGGATTATATTGATTGAAGGGATTTGTAGTAACTGGGGGAGAGTACGGACCACCCATCCCAACAGAAGGTAACATCTGATTGAATACCGCAGGTGTTGCTCCGCCAAAGTTCATAGGGTTATAATATGCTTGTGCTTGCGTTGCCTGATTGCCAGTCGTCTTATCGTCTTCTTCTTTTTTATTTTTATCATATCCTTGTTGAGTTTTTGCAAAGTTTGCGTACGTACTCAAGGCGGTGGCCAGAGCTTGTACTCTTGGATCAGGTGGCTGTCTAAATTGAGTATCTACTTGCGTTACTCCACCTTGATAAGTTGGTAAGAAACCTTGAACGTAACTTGCGGCAGATGTGGGTGCAAATCTTGTTTCTCTTTGTTGATCATACGCTCTTTGCAATCTTTGATCTGCAATACCACGTTGTAATCCACCAAGTCCTAACAATTCACTTCTTTCGGTTTGTGCTAATCTTTGTAAATCTTCTCCTAATCTTCCAATATTTCCACCGTATTGAGCAATGTCGGCTCCTATATTTCTTGAAAGTCCAGCTCTCCTACCGCCTATACCACCTAATTGAGTTGCAAAACCAGATAAATTACCAGCAAGCCCTTCTAGGCCACGTACTCTTCTACCAAATTCATCTACACCTAGTCTTTGCGCCTCTGTAAATCCTTGCCTTCTGATATCTGATAAAGCTTCTCCTAAACCTCTACCTAAAGCTCTACGTCTATCTGCGGCACTTAATCTAGCTCTGGAACCAAAAGCAGATTCTCCGCCTGTTTGTATATCTCTTGTTCTAGCGTCAATATCTGCTAGCTCGCCTGCTTTAAATATGTCGTCAATAGTTTGTTGAACTACTCTTTGTTCAAAAGGGTTGTAAAACTGCGTAGCAAATCTAGGATCATATCTCATACCTGCTGCTTGTCTTGCAATATCAGTCGCCTCACCTACAAGTGCTTGCTCACCAGCAAAATACGGTTGAGCTATATCTTCTGCTCTTACTGATCTACCTATAGCTTGCTGCAAGTTTTGGAGGTTGGTATCTAGAAAAGGCTGAAAAGAACCTATTCCGCTCAAAGCACTTTGTATAGCTCTTGATTCAATAGGGTCTAAATCAGCAGTCTCTCTGAGTATCGCTGGCGCGCCATAAGCCCTATTAGCGGCTTCTATAGCTTGCGATATTATTCCTGGAGTATCAGGAGAACCAAAATAAGCCTCTCTAACAAAAGGATCAGATATTGTTTCTCGTCTATCTATACTTGTTGGTACTGGATTTCTTGATCTCGCCATTACATACCCTCAAATATGTTCATCAATTCCCGCATATTTTTTACGCCATCTTCTCTTGAAGGCTTACCACCTTTAATTAACTCAATGCCTGATTTATTTTTTTTCATATTAAAAGCTCCAGCGCCTCTTGTTGCTTTAGCTGTCATTACAAACTCGCCATCGCTTAACATCGCTGGTATGTCATCCGAAGTTCCTGTACCTGGCCCTATTGATTCGCCACCTTCACGTAAATCTAATTCAGCTACGCCACCTACTGCAAACGCTTGTCTTTGTCCCATATTAGCTATATCTAAAACAGCTGGTTTGGGTGCTAATCCAAACTCTCCTCTAGACCCGCCTGTCCCTAAATCAGAGGCCAGCTGATATCTGCCCAAAGCATCCATTGTTACTTGCGGAGTTAAAGATAATCCCCCTTCCCTTTCTTTTGCATCATCGTACACAGCTTTAGCTAACAAAGCTGTAGCCCCTAATCCGTATCCACCTCCAGGAAACGCACCTACAGCTTCGCCTATTTTACCTGGTATGGCTCCCATATTAAGAAAGCTCAAAGGGCCAGTACCTTTGTTTGGATCCACGTTAAATAATTTATCTGCAACACTATCAGGTCCAAATAATCCGCTAAATTGTGGTCTTGGAGACATCATTTGATTGTATTGATTTACTGAAATGTCTTGCATTGTATTTTCATTTCTATAACCAATTACTTTTCCGTTTTGATCCATTATTGGAGTGTATTCATCTTGTTGTCCCGCACCCATACCTCCAAGAAAACTACCTATGCCACCAAGTACATTTTTAAATAATCCTTTTTTATCAGCTCCAGGCAATATAAATTCTTTGGCTCTGCCCAATAAATCTGGAAGACCGCCACCAGCACCTGGATTTATACCAGGAGTTCCTTTAAGTATGTTAGTGAAAATATTACCTTTGCCTCCAGTCAAGCTTTCTAGACCACCCCCCCCTTTGCCTAATGTAAGTAACTGTAAAGGACTGGCTTTCCCTCTAGCTACGTCAACTACGGTGCTTGTTTTTGCTATAAGAGCAGCGGGTGCTTGCCAAGGGCCAGGTATAAACTGCGCTACTTGTGCTATTGGTTTAGCTACTTTCTTAATTGATTTAAAGGCTTTTTTAAAAAACCCGAACTCAGGTAGTCCTGTTATAGGGTTGATGGACATACCAGATCCGACAGCGTATTCGTTTGGATCAAGGCCAGCTGCCCTCATCTCTTGGTTAATACGAGCTTGAGTTGCAGCTGATATAACAGGTGGTACGACACGCTCGCCCAAAGCAACGTGCGCTAGAAACTGATCCTCGTTTCTACCTAAACTTGCTATTCCTGTCCCAGTTCTGTTTATTCTATCCATTTGCTTTCAATTCTACTGTTTTTAGTCGTTTTGTTAAATAAAATTCATTTCTAAATAAGTTTTTTTATCCTCCCAACAAGGACGAGATAACAACCAAAAGACCAATAAATAACGATCTCCTGACTGTACGGGCAGTCCTCGGTGCATGTGAGTGAAGCTTGGAAACATTAAAGCGCTACCTGTAGGAAGCGGTTCAACGATGCCTCTGCCTTGAAATTCTGTACCACCACCTTCGTATTCACCTGTATTTAAAGGTACAACCACGCTTATATCTGCGCTGGCGTCGTGGTGCCACGCGCCTTGTTGTTTGTCTTTTATATTGTAATTTGCTATTTGTACGCCACCATCTGTAACGACCCTACCCCAAAGACCCATGAATATTGGGTTAAGTATATTGCTGACGACATTCATCAAAGACAAATACAGATCAGGTATGTGATCTTGTAAAACTATCTCGGGTATCTGTCTAAGCTTATCTTCGTCTGTATTAGGCTCAAAGTTAAAATGTTTTTTGATGTTACCTAGTTCGTCTTTAAATATATCGCAAAATGTTTCTGAGAATATAGGTGCTGTATAAACATCTTTGATTGGTTCGTTTATAACGGAATGTAAGGGTAAGTTGTCTAGGTTTTCTTGACCTTTGGATTTTAAAAAACGAACTATATCTAGTTGGGATTCTTTGACGGCTTGAAAAGTCTTGTCTTCTATAAACCAATCAGACGGCTGAGTTAGAAGTAAATTCTTTACTTCATACGGTGTATTTGTAGCATCTACAGCCTGCATATCAAATCTCAATACTTGTCGCTCCGTTGTTTCTGACAGTTACAGAACCTAGTTCTGATTGCAGTTCAAAGCCTCTTGGATTTTTAGGCGTATGAAGCTGTATCCATTTGTTTCCTGTATATACTTGCAAGACCCCAATAGATGTATTCCATACTACATCACCTTGATTAAATTTTAAAGAACCAAGTTGAGAGTCGTTAAACTGTGGCGTAGAATCAGGGTCAAATGTTCCTAAGTTAAGTTCAAGTATTCGCGTTAATCTATTGAATGTCTCTTTGCTTACAGAATTTTCAACCTCTGTAGGCAAGCGTGTTTCTAAAAGCTTGCTCATCTTCTGCCATCTTGATTCACATCTAAACGTGTATCACCCAAACGCCACCCGATAGATAAATTGCCATTTCCAGTAGCGTCGTCATTTGATTCTACCCTTACTACAGCTTGTCTTCCTCTTGCTCTTAAATTTACTTTTTGGGTCGTTGAAGAAATTTCTGAAGTAGCATCAGTCGTCAAGGTATCACCTGGAAAGTTTCTAACCTTGGTGACTATATTTAAGGAACCCGAATTAGCATCTTGCAAAAACTTAATATCTGGTATCAAGGCCGATATTTGAGTAAAACGATCACCATCTCCTATATCAAAATCACTTGACTCAACAAATACATTAGTCATTGCGCTACCGTCGTCGTCAAAACCTATTTCGTGTTGGTACACATATCCACCTTCAGCTGCTTGAGGAAAAGGCTCTACGCCTGAGTCTAACCATACTGTCCTTGTGAGTTGTCCGTAGTACCATATTTTTTGTTGGGTATTGTAAATAACATATCTATCTATTTCTTCGCTTGAAGCTGACGGATAGAACCAACCTACTTCATTATGTCTGTTATTAGTAAAAGCTTGTATTTTGTAAGATTGGTTTTGGTTCAAATCTTCAAATACGTAGTTATGCACACTACAAGGCAACTCTTGAACTGTTCCGTTGTATAAATAAAAATTACCATAAGACATAAAATAAACACCTGTAGCAGCTGTTACAGCAGCTTTTGGCCCTATCAAACCTGATCTTTCGTTGATTAAGTTCAAGCTAAAAGTTAAAGGCGCTCCTACAAACTGCATCGAATAAACAGAAGTGTCTGTAAATATTATAATTTCTTGTCTTGATTTTACGGCTCCTACAATTGTTGAACCTGATGATAATCTTACTGAGCCAGCGGTATTAGTTATTAAAGGTTCAAATTCTAATTCGTTTTCTTGATCTGAAAACGCAACCAACATAGGATCTACAGTCCCTGTTCTAGAGCTGCCTGATATTGGATCAGCTCCCAACACAATCAAATGTCTGTCCACCTCTGAGGTTAGCACTTGTAAACCCACTGTCGGTACTAAATTAGCGCCTGAAACAGCAGATAACTCTACAGCCCTTGTGTTAACACCGTCGTTCTCAACCCATCTATATATGCCTCCAGCGCGAGTATTCATTATCAAATTTT